CATTTCCATATGGATAGGGGCAACGCAACCTTTTCGATTTTTCGGCGTTCTACCCCCAGCGGGGCGGGCGGGGGAGCGGCGAGCCGTGGATCGGATCAACTTTTTTCAATCAGAAGCTCTCAGTTTCGATCTAAGCGCCGCTGACCCCGATCCGGTCATCCAATGCCGAATCGGGATCAGCGGACGAACAGGGCCGTCTCAGAGGGCGCTGGTCGGCTCTGATAGTTGGTCGGCATGACGATGACCAAGCCGTAAGCCAACGTCGGGGCGTCAGGCTTCAACGTGCCACCGATCGGGACGTTCGGGGTTTGATGCACAACGACATGCCGCTTCACCATTGCCGTAGGGATTTCCTGACAGTATTCGACTTCCCCGTTCTCGTTGCACAGCAACAGCCTGGTCGTAGCGACCGCTGTTCGATTCATCATGTCGACAGTTTGATCGAGATGGGGGTGAGAGTCCAGCAGGATCATCGGATCTCGCGCTGGCCCGCCAGCACCCCTCCGAAAAAAAACATTCTATTAGGTCGCCTACATGCGCCTAAAGAAACGCATAACCCCGCTGACCTGGTACTATTTACGCCATGACCCCATGCGAATACCCCACACACAAGCCAATGACGGCCTACCAATACGGATGCCGCTGTCCTCGATGCAAGCAAGCCCACCGCGAGTACCACACCGAGTACCATCGGCGGTTGCGTGAGCGCGCTGCCATAGCGAACGGACGCGACAAGCCCGCCGATCCGACCCGGTATCCATATTGGCTCTACCGATTCATCGACTCCGCTGGAGCCACGATCTACGTCGGGATGACTCGCTCGCCCGCCAACCGCCTCGGTCATCATCGGACCACCTTCGAGGGGTGGAACCTGATCCATCGGATTGACATGACCAACGTCGGCCCACTGACGAAGCGTGAGGCTGACAAGGTTGAGGCCGGGGAGATTGGCCGATGGATGCCTGAGTTCAATACCCATTTCGTAGATGACTAGCTCACCGAGGGTCGGTGACGATCCCGACGATGAGGACGATGACCGTGACGCTGGCGGCGATGAGCAGTACCGGACTCATCGGGCCGGTCGCATCCACGGTGACGAGCATGGCTGCGACGGCGAGCATGAGCACGATCCCGAGTTTCTGACGGGGACTCACTGGTCGTCCATCTCGAACAGGGGTGTCTGTTTCCATTGGCTGCCGCTGTGTTTCATGGCGTTGATGCAGGTGGTGCAGGCGTAGATCGGTTCGTATCGGGGGGATTCGATCAGCGTGCTGGTTTTGCCGAGCCGTTTCGACCATCCGGTCGCTCGTTGGCCGTGGGCGTGGTTGTTGAGGTCGATGGTTGTTCCGCAGGCGTCGCATGGTGCTGTCCTGGCGGGGACGTTTGATGTGTTCATTGTGTATCGCACTCCGTTGGTAGTTGGTTGGTGTTTTGGGGGGCGGGACTTTTGCCCTTCCCTAATACCGGGTTAGGGTCCCGGCTATTAGGGGGGAGTAGGGGTGAGGGATGGGGTATCCCATCCCTGGTCCCGCCCCTCTGAGCAGGGGTTATGTCGATTTTGCCCCGATCAGTCGGTCGCTGGTCCCGCCCCCTGGTCCCGGTGGTCCCGGCTGTGGAGACGGGTCCCGCCCCCTTATTTTGGGCGGCCTGTGGCTTTTCTCCGATCATCCTCACACCTGCTGCCCGGCGTCGATTCGGGCCTCCCTGGTCGCCCGTATCATCGTTCTCTCGCCATCTTGTTCAGCCCATTCACGCTCAAGCAGCAGTTCGATGGCTCCCCTGACGTGCTCACGCTTGATCCGTCGTGACTCGGGTTTGTTGGTGCCGTCTTTCGACACCTCGATCAGCGTCTTGGTGGGGAACCATCCGTCGCCGGGTTGTTCTAGTAGCCGGTGCATGATCTTGCGTTCGGCCCGAGCCGAGGGCGCTACGTCTCCATCGTTGTTCCAGGTGCCTGTCATTTCGGTGAGTGCGAGCATGACCCGTTCGTTGTCGTTGAGGGCCGAGGTTTGCACGAGGTCGAACCGCATCCGGTCGAGCGGTTCGCGGTCTTTCGCTTTCGGGGCTGACAGGGTGGCCGGTCCGATCGGTTGCTGTGTGCCCTGGTCCCGTTCTCGGTCGAGCCGGTAGATGTAGTCCACTTGATCCTCTTGTGCGCTGTAGCCCCTCACGCCGCGAGATGCGTCCTTCCCGGCGTGTGTGACGCCCAGCACCACTCTCGACGGCGCTGAGAGGGCGTGTAGGCCCGCATATACGAGGTCTGCTTCGTGGTTGTTCATGTCTGAGCCGGGGCCGCCTCGGGCGATGGTGTCGATGATGACGAGGCCGATGTCGAGCCGGTCGAGCACCTGGCCGATGATCGCCATTTGTGCGGGGTCGGTGAGCCGTGGCGGTTTGGGGTGGGTCCAATAGTTGTCGAGTGCGACCCGTTCGTGGTGTTTCCCCCATGCCTGTGCCCGTCTGACGAGCGAGTAGGGGGCTTCGTAGCCGAGCACGAGGACGGGTCGCTGGTCGACGGTGTGCCCGTACCAGTCGATTCCTGCGGCGACGTGTAGCCCCCAATCGAGCGCCATGAAGCTTTTGTAACACCCCCATCGGGCGTATAGGAGTCCGACTGTGCCGTAGTCGAGCACGTCTGCGATGAGGGGGTCGGGGTCGGGGACGACTGCGTTGTGGGCCAGGAATACTCCGATGTGTCGGTCTACGAAGTCATCTTCGTCGGCGGTGTCGGATAGGACGCTGGCCGACTGGTCGATTTCCATGCGGTCGAACCAGTCGTCGGGTTCGGGTTTCGGCATGGTGGTCCTGATTGCTCGGGCTGCGTCTGCAATGTCTCCGCCGTGTTTGGTTGCGGCGACGTATTGGAGTGGGGTGACGGCGGTGCCGTTGCCGCCTGCGTTGAGTCGGCCGAGGGTGTGGAGTTGTTGCATGTCGGCGTGGTTGGAGAACACGACGAAGGTGTCGGTGTTTGTGTGGAGTACGGCTGAGTGGCCTTTGGTGTGTTTGCCTGGCCGTTTCCATAGGAGGTCGGTTGTGCCGCCGCCGCCTGCGGGTATCCAGCCGTCTTTGATGAGTTCGTCGTGCCAGTTCCATGTGTTTCGGAGGTGGTCGGCTGGAGTTATCTTGTCGAGCAGGTTGGTATCTGCGTGGGGTGTGGGTATGTTTGTGTCTGCCGCTGACGAGGAACTTCCACCTGGAGTTGTCATAACCTCGTCAGCGGCTTTTGCGTCCCCCAGCAGATGCTCCGCTTGAGCGTCGAGCACGAGGTCGAGCAACCAGTCCGGTGCCATCGCCGGGGGCGTCTCCCACGGTGCCCGCCCGTTGCGCCATTCGTACAACGCCCCGGTGTCAGGATGCACCGTTGGTGCCACCACGATCTGCCCGCCAGCACCTCGCACGTCGATCCCCGGTGCCAACCTCGTCGGCTGCGACTGGAAGTTGCGTATCCGACAATCGGCCGGACCCTGGAAGATCAGATGCCTACCGTTGCCCCCGGTGTCAGCCGCCGTCGTGTTCGGCAGGGACACACCGAGGTCGTGGGTCAGCCGTCGCATCCCCTCGACGCCATCGGCGTGAGGGTCGTGCCGGTCGAGGTCGATCGTCCAGATGAACGACCCGTCATATTGCAAACCCTGGACCCAACCGATCCCGTTCTTCCCGTCGCCCCACCATTCTTCCAACCTGTCGGTCACCTCGTCCGACGACAGATCGGTCCAACCCTTCACATACGGATATTTCGAGCCGCGCCTGATCGGTGCTATCCGATAGCCGAGGTCGAGCAGTTTCGTGGCGTGTTCCAGTGGGGTCATGGTTGTCTTTCGTTCACTCGTTCGTTCATATATGTGCGGGCCTCGGTCACATCGAACGGGGCTGCCGGAGTATCAGGGTCACGGTTGAACTGTATGAACACGGCGTCCACCTCGTTCTCGCCGGACCAGTCCAACGAGGTCCCCATGAACGCGTTGTCGACCACGAACAGACGGTCGTGGTGGTGCAACCGGATCGGTTTCGTGTGACGCGTCAAGACACGGCTCCCCTGACGCCACTTGAACAGGTTGTGTGCGCCGCCCTGCCACAAACGGTCCCATCGGGCCTGAGTCCACCGATAGATCCATACAGCGTCGCCCAGCACCGTCTCCAGGCGTTCCACGTCTCTCACATCGGGGTATTCGGAACGCAACAGGACTTGACGGCCGTTCGGCATGACGAAATCGACCCGTTGCCTGCCGATCCGCACATCTGTCTCCGCGCCGCGGGTGAGCGCCCATTCATGCCATGCCGCCTGCCAGAATCCTTCGTCGTGTTCGATGCCGGTGCACGCCGTCTGCGCCTCATGCGACCAATGCCACATATTCAGATCACCACATTTCGCGATGATGGGACAGCCACATTCTCCGAACCCTCGTGCGCCGGGCTGAGCGGTTTTGCCGTACTGGTCGAGCCTCATGTCGCTACCTTCTCGACTTGTAGGGCGAACATGCCAGGTCGGGCGTTGGCGGGCAGGGTGACATCGTGTAGTGGGACGCCTGGCGTCGGGTCGTAGAACATGGCTGCTGACACCGGAGCAGGGATCAACAAGATGGCCGGGTGGTCGGGGTATTGGTTGGAACCGGAACACTCCACGATCGGCACCACGTCGCCTACAGCGGTCACCGTCGCAGCGTGATGCGGTGGACCGCATGAGCAGTCACAGCAATCGCATTTCACCATCAGGCTTATGCGGGGTTTCCCGTCGTGGCAGCGGGCGGGACAAGGCAGATTGGTGATGTGACCGCCCTGGGGGTGTCTACCGATCACATTTCCGTCACCCCAACACGTCACACACGGCTCGGCGGCGGCAACCAGGTCAGCGGGCGGGGTGTGCGGGGCGTGTGGGGCGGGCCATCTACACTTGTTGCCCGATATCACCCGCTGGGTGCCGTCACAGGCCTCACCCTCCCCCACGATCCAGGCGGTGCCCGACTCGTTCAACCGTTCGATCACGTCGGGATGGTCGAGCCTCATGTCGCTGCGTCGATCAGATTCAAGATCCACTCCGCAACGCTCAGGTTGTCGCTTGCCGCGAGTCGCGAGACTTCACGCCACTGATCCATCCCGAGCCGCACGTCCATGACGTGCCGGGACTGGTCAGCGTTGCGCGCCGTCGTCTGGCACAGACGGTCACAGTACGCTGTCCGTGACGGTCGTGTGCAGGTTGTGTTCTTGCATAGTTTCGCTACCATCGTCGTTCCAATCTGTTCGGTTGGATGACAAACCCCCGGCACCTCAACTGCCGGGGGTTTGTCGCGTCCAGGGCCGGGTGTCAGCCCAGCAGGTCGTCTATTGCTTCGGCCGATGTTTCGACTACCCGTTCCGCTTTCGCGACGTACAGGCGTGCCGGTTGGCGACCTTTCGACGGGACCGACAGACCGGAGTGGGCGACGGTCAGCTTGATGCCTTCAAAGTTCTTCGCCTCGATCTTTTTGAGCGCTCCGGCGATGGCGTCTTTCATGGATTCGCCCGAGCCGGACTGCACCTCATAGTTGCCGCCGCGGACGTACAGCCGACGCTCACCTTTGTCGCTGTCGATTTCGGGGTCGCGAAGATCGGTTTGTAGATCGACGTGCAACTCGAACATCGGGTCGCCGGATTCGGGGAAGGTTCGTAGGTTGCCGTCGAGGTCGGTGGACTGCGCTTTGACGGCGCGGATCACGGTGCCCGATACTCGGTCGCCTACTTCTTTGAGTGGGGCGGCGGGTGTGCCACCTCCAAACAGGAAGTCGTTGATTTCGTCTGTCATGGGAATGCTCCTATGTTGATGTTTGATGTGTCGATTACCGGCGCACCAAATCGGTGCCGGTGCCGTCGAGGACGATCAGATCCTCAGCGAAGTCTTGGCCGAGCGAGGTCAGGGTCCGCGCTAGTCCAGAGTCGAATGTTGCGAGTTCGGTTATGTCTGTTCGGGCGAGCATGTTGAGGGCTGCGTCGAGTGCTGCGACGTGGGAGATTTCGGCCCATGTGACGAGGGCGACGACCCGTTCAAACGTGACGACGCTGCATGGCGCTGTCAGCTTGAATGTGCTGCCGGTTTGTCGCACTACGTCGGTAACCCACGCTCTCTGTGGCTCTGTAAGCGCCGCAACCCGGTCCCGTAGCACCTGCACAGCCAACGGATCTGCGTCGTTGTCCTGTGTGGACTCGGGGACGTACTCACGTCGTTCCGGTGTCGGGATCACAGACGACTCACGCGGTTCACGAGGTTTCTCCGGTGCCGGGATGAACGGCATCGAATGCTCTTTCTCGACGTAGCTGACAGCCTTGTCGATCAAACCCAACTGAGCGGCGGTGTGCCCGGTCGCCTTCAACCCTGGCACCCCTGGCGGCCAGTTATCGACCAACAGGTTGACGGCACGCTTGTCCTTCGCCCGAACAGCGGCGACCCGATCCTTGATCCATTGGAGAGTCTCGTCTGTCGGCACCGCGTCGGTCATGGGGTCGGTCACCGTAGCTGTCTCTGCCTCGACCTCGACGGGTTCGACGGTAGTTTCGTTTGCAATGATCGGAGCGGCGGCGACGTTGATGACCACCTTTTCTTTGCGCCAGTTCGACACCTCCCTCGCAAGGTCTGCCCCACGCTGGCCGCGTTCCATATCCATAAAGATCATGTCGCAGCCTTCACCGGCCGAGGGGAGGTGCACCATCAACGACCAGTCGTGTCGCATCCCCTCGGGGAGCGGGGTGCGTTCGTCGGTGACGACGTTGTAGAACAGTGCGTCTCGACCGAAGTAGATCGCTGACTGGACCTCGTATGTGAGCAGCGACCATTTCAGATCACCGGAGTTGGTTTTGAGGTCGGCCCCGATGTAGTCGCCGGGTCGAATGTTCTCGCCCCACGGTGTCACGATCTGTTTCGTCGCTTTGAATATGCGGTCGGCTGTCCCGGCGAACCGCAGCTTGTCGTTGACGAGTTGCACCTCGATCCAGTCGGGGCACACCTCCAACCCGAACACGTCGAGCGCATCCAGATATTCGCGCATCCGTTGTGCTTCACGCTCAGGCAGATCATCTACAGAGCGTTCGCCTGCGTCGATCTGTTCGGTGAGTTTGTGAAGGGCGGTGCCCCAATCGGCTGCGTCGTCTGAACCGCCCCGGTTGAGGGCGCGGTCGGCCAACTCGTTTTTCTCCTTTTTGGTGGTCGCCGCGATGTAGGCGGGGACGATTGACGGGTCGTTGCTGATCCCCTCGATGATCGTCCGGTGCTTCCATTTGTCGAGCGCTGTCGTGTCTGACAGCTTCTTTTCTTGGCTCGACGGTCTGCCGTGTGCGACCCGTTTGGAGCCGTCCGGTAGTAGGACTGCCGGGTTGCCGTTCCATCGAACGAAGTCGGTTCGTTCGGCGTTGTCGGTGTCTAGGAAGTCTGCTACGTCTGCCGCGTTGTCAGTCATCTGTTCCATCCTCGTTGGGGGGTGCCACATAGTTCGACGGGTGACGTCGTCGTGATCCGTTGCTGGCAGCTTCGCTGATCGCTGACAGGTCGGCGGCGACGACCATTGTTTCGATCGACGCTGCGAGGTCGGCGGCTGCGGCTGCGGCTTGCATGATGTTGACCGTCAGTTTGCGTAGCTCGACCACACCGTTAGCGACGATCCGACCTAGCTCTTGCGGGTCCGGTCTGAACGGTGAGTCAGTCCCCATCGTGCGTCCCTTCGGTGCCTGCCGTTTCGCGTCGCTCGGTCCGTTTGTTGAGCGCCGCGAGCGCGATCCACAGACCGTCTATCGCCGCGGAGTTTTCGTCGCAGGCGAAGTCGGTGGACTGGTAGAAGCGGAGCCTGTCGAGGGCGACCCGAATCACTGTCTCTACGAATGCGCCGTTCGGGTCGAGCCGTTCGTCGCCGCGCCCGAGCGGACCGTTTTGCCAGACAACGACGACGCCGGTTGCCTCTGTGACCCCGCCTGCGGGCCGTCCGTTGTCATCGAGCCGGTGGGCCGGTCGGATGGTTTGGTCGTTCATTGTGTGTCTCCTGGTTCGGTCCCTGGTGGGAGTGTGCAGTTGTGTTCGGTACGCCATTTGGTGAGCGCTTTGCCGATTTCGAGGTCGGCGGCGCGCCCGCTGTGGTCGAGTCGTATTGTTGCTCCGCATCGGCATCGCTCGATGACTTTCATCGGGTTGGCCCTTCGTCGGTGGTCAAGTGTTGGATGAGGGCGGCGACCGCTACGCGCATGGTCGCCTTGTTCGTTTCAGGCACGGTGACCCACGGTTTGCGGGATGCCTCTTGCGTCTCCCATCCGGCCGTGACTGCCGCTTTTTCGTAGGCGTCGTGCATGACGATGCAGGCTCTTTCGAGGTCGTCGGGCGTTAGTTCCATCATCGGACCATCGCGTATTCGTAGAGGGCGATGAGGATGATGGCGAACCCGAGTGCGGCGAGGGCTGCGATCGCGTTCACTGATTCGTCTGTCAGCATGTTGCGTCTCATTGGTTGATTGCTCCTAGTTGTGCGGCTTTCATTCGGAGGGCGTTGCCCATCTTGCTTGCCTCGTCGGGTGACAGCGGGATCTCCCACTCGTCGTGTCCGTCGTCTGACTTGTAGATGATGACGACACGATCGAGGACGTTGGTGATTGTGAGATTGCCGTTCGCCTCGATCATCCTTGCCGCCCCCATTCGGCCATGAGCGCAGCTTCGGCACGCCCGTCGTGTTTGACGAGTTTGAACAGGTCGGCGCAGTCGGGCCACAGGTTTGTTGCCATCTGTCGGGACGCGCCTTTGCCTTTGCCGGTCAGTTTCATTTCTCGTTTCCACACGTTCGGGACGGCCCATACCAGGGGCATCCCGAGTGCGGCGACGACACCCTCGATCACCCCGAGCGAACGTCCGAAAGCGAACGACGATGCGACACCTTGTTTCGGCATCGAGTGGACTTTTTCGAGCACGACGAACGGGTGTTCATCGAGGGCGTTGACGGCGAACTCTTTGAGCGTGTCGCGTACTCCGGCCGCGTTGATTTCGTGGGTGATGCGTTTGCCTTTCTTGATGGTGAACACTGGCATGTCGACAGCCTCGATGAGCTTGCCGTTGACTAGGAGGGCGAGCGCCCCGGTCATGCCGGGATCTACTCCCACAATGTTGCTCACACCAGTCCTAGTTCTTCTGCCAGTGCTGCGGATTCGCTCAGACCGAGGTCGTCGTTGATGTCGGCTTTGCGGGCGCGGCCCGGTCGTTTCTTGTCGGCTTCACGCCATGTGTCTCGGGCGGCTTCGATGCACGGCTGGCAGGGTTCGGTGCCGTCTCTCTTGTGACGTTGGTACGCGGCGTGTGTGCCGTGTGGGAGGTTCACGCGTGGGACGCCTCGTTTGCCTACGCGCCAGCGCCACCATCGAGCGGAGTCGGAGTTTCCAGTGCATTTCTCGATCAGTTCTTTGCGGTAGGTGAGCCGGTCGCGGTGGAAGGTTTTGACGCCTCTACATGGCACGCCTATGTCGGCTCCGCAGGTTTCGCATCCCACGTCGATCGGGTCGAGGTTTATCGTTATCTCTTTCATGTTTCTCTTTCGTTGGGGTTGGCATTCGGTCGGAAGGCACCCTATCGTCAGCGGCCAATGAAACGCAAACGTCAACCGAACGGAGTTTGAAATGGACGTAACCGGATACCGATACCGGGACTGCCGACTGATCGGCCACTCGTGGCACGAGGTCGACAGCAACCACTGGAGCGCCACAGTCGGCGTACCCATGACCCTGCGCTGCGAGCGTTGCGACATGGAACGCCGCGATCAAGTCGGTCGCAACGACGGCGAAGTCGTGGCCCGCTCCTACCGGCAACCCTACGCCTACGCATGGGACAAGGGCGTCGATGATGACAGTCCCCGCCGAGTCGATTTCCGGCTGGCATGGCTGCAAGACCACATCGCTAAGACCCGCGCCGACAAGCGCGCCAGAAGGACAGCACAATGAGTATTGACAGAGACGAACAGGTGCCTGCGGGCGTCTACAACATCAAGGGCGAAGATGTGGAGGTCTATTCGATCGACACACCACACGGCCCCATATCGCTGACGGCCGGGATGGTCCGTGAGCGCGCCGCGATCGGCGTGATTCATCCGTCGCCAGACAACGATGTGCCGGACGGCCATCGTGGTTGCCCGGTGTGTGACGCCATGTTTTTGCCGCCCGGCGCTCGGGTCCACCTCCAGGCGCATCAACGAATGATCGGGGACATTCCGAAATATGCTGCCCCAGCCAAGAAGGGTGAGGGCAAGCGGGGCACCGGTAGTAGGTCGAGGGCTAAGACGAAGCGCTCCCCGAAACCGGAGATGACTGTCGAGGATGGTTGCATCGGGCTACTGCTCGGGCTGACCGGCTCCGACAAGATCGACCTCAAACATCTGCCCGCCGTCATGCGATGGGTCCGTCAGACCGAGGCACTCATGGTCGAGGTCGGTTCGTGATCGACAGGTTTCTCACAGACGAGGTTGGTATCTCGTCGGAGCGTTGGTAGGTTATTGGGCATGAGCAACTCCCAAATCTACGAAATCGAGATCGTGGCCGACGACTACTACGGCTCCACGATCATCGAGGGTCCCGGTGGACTACCAACCACCAGCCCGATACCCCAATCGGTCATCGACCACGCCCGACTCCTGACAATGGCTAACACGCCGTCAGGCGAGGGTCAGGTCAAGATCGGATTCCATCGCCTAATGACCGTCGATGATGACGGCCAGAAGGTTCCCGCAGCAACATTTTGGGCACTCGTCACCGAGTTCGTGAAATGTCGCTGAACACGAACGGCGTCTGCTCGGCGTGTGGCGGCATCGTCCGCAACGCACCAGGCAAACGTCTCTCAATCCCGGCGCTCACCGAGCGTCACAACCAAACATGCCCCGGCGTTACTCGCCGGACGAAAGGCCAATGATGAACACCCCCATGTCCACCCATTTCCACAACGTCAAGATCCCCCGATCGGCGCTGTCCAACCTCAACAAGCCCGCTCGCCGGGTCAACCCCACCCCCATCATCGCTATCGGAGACGGCCAATGCCTCATCCCGATGATCGCTGACGGCCGACTGATCTGCCTCACGGCTGACGAAATCGGCGCACTCGGCGGGGACACCCCACCGACCGGCGACATTCTCGTCGGTGTCGAGGGCCGGAAGTTCGCCGTGTCGACAGACGTGGCGACCCATTGGACCCTGGTGCGTCGGGACGGCCGTTGGTCGTTCGACGCCTGCTAATCCTGGCGGGAACCAGCCCCCATCAACCCCTCACCGGGTTGATGGGGGTTTTTCGCGTTCGGGGTTGGTGTTCCCAAATGTTGTGATACATTCACTCGCTCACCAATCGGTCCGGCCGATGACTGATACTCACCGACCGGACCTAGACAATGACCAATGGAGGTCACCCCCATGAACACCACCGTAACTACCCCCGCCGATGTTGACTCCCGCAAAGCCGGGTTGCTCACAGAGGCCAAGCTGATCGAGTGGAACGTCGAGTACGAGTACGACCCCGAGGTCGACATCTCTGCGATCCATAAGGTCGAGGCGACGCAGGTTCGTTCAGCCGAGCACCAATACGACAAGGAAACCGTCGAGCAGTTCGCTGCCCACATGCGTAACGGAGCCACCTTTCCCCCCGTCATCCTGCTCAATGACGACATTCTCGTTGACGGGAACACCCGCATTACTGCGGCCAAACGGTCCAACCTCAAGGTGTTCCCGGCATTCAAGTGCCGGTTCCCGAACGCCGAACTCGCCGTCGCTTTCGCTGCGGCGATGAATCAGATGGGCGGTCGGCGGCTGTCCGCTGACGAGGCACGCGGACAGGCCGAGGTCTTGATCCGCAACGGCCACACCGACGATTCGATCAGCCGTGAACTCGGCTACGGACGCACCCATGTCAATAACTGGCGACGAGAGAACGCTGCCCTGGACCGCGCCAAGCGGTCCAAAGTGACGAAGGAACTCGGGACCTTGAAGGCTGCCGATGTGCGGAAGGTGTCGGGGATCAAGCAAGATGCCCCGTTCGCCGCCGCCGTGAAGCTGATCGCTGACACGAACCCGTCAGCGAAAACCGTGACCGCGGTCGTCAAGGGCGTGACAAACGCCGCATCGGAGGCCGATGCTTTGCAAGCGGTGGCCGATGCTCGCACGACCATCGTCCCGTCCGGTCCGCCCCCGCATCGCTCCGCTCAGTCGGCAGAGATGTTGACGGCGAAGCGTTCGCTGCCTCAAGTGGCGAACCTGGCCGGTCACGAACTCGCCCTGGTCGAAACCGACCCCGTAAAGCGTGACGTTTGGGTGCAGTCGTGGATCACAGTGCGTGATCTGGCAGCGAAGGTGGTCGAGGCTCATGGCTGACGACGACCTGAAAAATCCAGACGTGGAGGCTGACGCCTGGATTTTTCACGACGAGACAGAGGTCCCTCTGGCGCACGCCAGGGGGACCAACCCCTCGACGGCGCGCATCTACCAATACATCGAGGGCCACCCCGGTTGTAGCGTCGCTGAGATTGTGAGCGCCGTCATCGACGGCGGGTGGATACCGCAGGGTGCCGCCAACCGTAGATACGCCAAGAACCTGAACAAGGTTCGCGAGCGGGGGGAGCGAGTCCACAACCGACCGAACACGCTGGGGCCTGCTACCCCGGCCAACGTCGACCCCCACAAGGCCGTCCGCCACATGGTTGTCCATTGTCTGTACGAGGGACGTGGTGCGGGATGGTGCGTGCGTGACGACGACGGGAGATACACGGTGGGACGCCCGTTACGTCTGTTCGGTTCCCGCGCCGAGATTGCTGCCGTGACCGTTGAAGAAGCCCGTTCCGACACGCTGCGTCGTCATCTGTTGATGGCGGTCCGGCGTTACGGTCATGACGAACTCCGCCGTCCGAGGGTGGTGCCACCGGATATCAAGCGGTTGCTCGCTGATTGGGCGGAGTCCACAGACGCCGAATACATGGAACGTCGGATTGCTGCCGACGCCTGACCAGTTCATCCCAGAGCGGTCGGCCCCCATCGGAAACGGTGGGGGTCTTTCGCGTCCACGTTGGTATCTGATAGGGACGTTGGTATGTTATTGGTATGACGAACTCAACCGAACGGGCCGCAAAGGTCAAAGCTGAAATGGCTAAGACCGCCACCATCATCATCCAGTCAATCGAGGCCGGGATAGCCGACCCGACCAACTGGACCGCACCCTGGAACCGGATCGACCCGGCCCTCCTAGTACCCACCAACCCCGTCACCGGGAACCGCTACAGCGCAGGCAACCGCCTCGTGCTCGCCATCCACGGAATGCTTCTCAACGCATCCCCCCAATGGGCGACCTACCGCCAATGGGCATCCATCGACGCACAAGTCCGCAAAGGCCAGCACGCCGTCCACCTGTTCCGCCCCCAATCCATCAAATACGAAGATCCCGACACAGGCGAAGATCGCTTTCGCATCGTCGGATGGTCGATGTACCCGGTGTTCCACGCCGGACAAGTCGACGGCTACGACGCCCCCGTCGAGGATGACCTTCCAGTCCCCGCCGACATGGATCAGATCGACGGCGCATTCGACTTCGTTGCCGCTGTCGGAGCCGAGCTAAGAGAGTCCGGCGACCGGGCGTTCTACAGCCCGACCACCGACCACATCGGCCTCCCCGAACGTCAACGCTTCACCGACGCCGAGGGCGCATGGTCGACAGCCCTCCATGAGCTTGCTCACTGGACCGGCCACACCGACCGGCTCGACCGTGACCTGTCCACCAGGTTCGGTGACGAGGCTTACGCCGCCGAGGAACTGGTTGCCGAAATGTCGGCCGCCTTTTCGATGGCGCAACTCGGCCGGTCGTCGGTGCCTCGCGCCGACCACGCCAACTATCTCGCTTCGTGGGTTCAGGTTTTGAAGTCGAATCCGAAAGCGTTGTTTCAGGCTGCGAGCCTGGCCGAGAAAGCGTCGGCGTTCGTGCTCGACGCCCACGACCGGACACTGGTGTCGGCATGAACATGATGAAGCCCACCTACCGCGCCCACATCGAGCAATGCAATACCGTCTCGATCGCCCTCATGCAGTACGTCAACGAGTTGCACGAACAGGCGAAATGGCGGGCCGATCAGTGGCAGATCGAGCCGGTGCCGGACGACTGGCAGGCGGAGACAGTGAGAGTTGTCGTGTCTGCTACGTCGCCACCTGAGCTACGCTGATCCGAAACCCGCCTTTGGTGGGTCATGGGAAAGCTGAGAGGGTCCCCCGAGCACGGCGAACGGGGGACCCTTTCGCGTTCTGTGTGCCGTTCTAAGCGACGTTATTCGGCGTCCCGTCCTGAGTGCCCATGCGATGCGAGCAACGCGACCCACGCACCGACCAGGACCGCTCCGATGACAATGAGCGCTTCCCCCGCACCGTTGCGAGCCTCGGCCCCGGCCAGTAGGCCGATCCCGAACACGAACGCCATGACAGCGCCGAGCAACATCGGCCACGCCACCAACTTGTTGTACGGCACCCTCACAGCTTGATGATCCAGTGAACGGCGACAACCGGATGATAGTTGGCTTCCACTTTCGACCCGCCAGTCCCGGCCGTGGTCCCCCCGACCACCCGACTGCTTGGTGCCCCGCTGTTCCCGGCGAACGCTCGCAGGTTGACAGCATGGTGGTGAGAGGCCGACTGAGCGGCGCTATGGAAGTTGCCGATGTCGATGTACGGATGAGCGCCCCAATCAGAGCCGGAGCCGCCCCCTATGTGAGCCGTCAAACCGCCATAGTGGGCGTCACCGGCTTTCGACTGGAAAATCGACGTAGCCCCACGCGCCCCACCGAACACCAGGTTCGTTTTCGGCGGGTTGACGTTGTGGTAATGCGAGGCCGACTGGTTGCCGGTGTTCTCTGCAACATGGTCGTGAGCAATCGAATGATGATGGCTAGCCATCGTGAGTCCACCGGCAACATGATCGTGCAACGGGACAACGCTGTCAGCGGTGCCGTAACTGCTACCAAGAGGGTGAGCCGTCGAGGTCCCAGCGACAGTGCCGGGACCGACCAGGCTTCGCCCTCTGAAATCGGGCAGGTGGTATTTCCCGCCACCGGGGTCCGGCCCGTAAGTGTGACCGATGACAGCGAACAACTTGTCGAAAGGCGCTGCCTTCGACACCACGGTCCCGTTACACAACGACCAACCGTGAGGGGGCGCAGTACCACCGAACGCCACGATCGCCCCCGTAGGAGCAAACGCGTCAGCACCGGCAGCGCCCGCCGCCCCGGTGTCACCCTTAGCGCCGTCAGGACCGATGTGACCGGCAGGGCCAGCCGCCCCCGCATGACCTTGCGCGCCGGGGTCGCCCTTCGCACCGTCGTCGCCCTTCGCCCCGGCAGCGCCCGCCGCCCCGGTGTCGCCCTTCGTGCCGTGAGGACCGATGTGTCCGGTCGACCCTGGAGGGCCGATGTGTCCGGCCGCGCCAGTATCGCCCTTCGCCCCGGCAGGACCGTCATGACCGATGGCACCAGGGTCACCTTTCGCCCCGGCTGCCCCGTCGTCGCCCTTCGCACCGGCAGCACCGACATGACCGGCAGGACCGTCAGGACCGATATGACCTACCGCTCCAGGGTCGCCCTTCGTCCCGGCAGTTCCGGCAGGACCGGCCGGACCCTGCGGCCCCTCAATGTGACCGAGGTCGGTCCATTCGTCTGTGTGGCCGGGCGGCCCGGCAGTACCTTGCCCCGCCCCGACATAGATCATTAGGTCGCCGGTAGAGGTGACCATGTGAGCGTCGCCGGGATGGTTGCCGTGGATCGGCAAATCCCCAATCGTGGCGACCACGCCCTCGACCTTGATGCCGGTCCCCTGATCGCCTTTCGGCCCAGCCCCCCCGACAGCACCACCGGTGCCGTCATGCCCGGCCGCGCCAGGATCGCCCTTCGCCCCGGCGTGGCCGACTGTCCCGGCAGCGCCCGCCGCCCCGGTGTCGCCCTTCGCTCCGGCAGGACCGTCATGACCGATGAGGCCAGGGTCGCCCTTCGCCCCGGCAGCGCCGGTGTCGCCCTTCGCCCCCGCAGGACCTATATGACCGTCAGCACCGGGGTCGCCTTTCGCACCGGCCGTGCCGGTCGCTCCGGCAGCGCCCGCCGCCCCGGTGTCGCCCTTCGCCCCAGCAGGACCTATGTGCCCATCTGCGCCGGGGTCGCCTTTCGCCCCGTCGTGACCTGGCGCTCCGGCAGCACCAGGATCGCCTTTCGCTCCGGCAGGGCCGGGCGGCCCCATGATCTTGCCGGAATCGACCCAAATGTGGCCGTTCCACGTCCACAGGATTCCGGTGTCGAGCGTGATCCGGCCGTTGCCGATGCTGTTCCCCGCTGTCGGAAGCGCAGCATGGTTGGCGACTGCGGGGAGCAACTGGAACCCTCCGGCGTGGCCGCCCATCGGATACCACTTTTGCGATGCACCGGTTTCGCCCGGCTTGAACGTCGAACCCTGAATGTCGGAGTGGGCACGCCAGAGCGTGTAGCCGTCCCCGTCTTTCAACATGACGACCTGACCGGCCGGATACATGGTGCTCGGGAACCATTCGAGTAGCTCGGGGGCGGCTTGGCCGGTCGTCCCGCCAAGTAGCGAAACCCATGTCCCGGTGCCGGGCGCGAACTCTGTGATCGCGCTGCCGTGCTCATCAACGAGGCCGTGCGGGGCGGTGAAGATCGACAGTTCAGCGACAGCCCCGTTCGGGCCGAACGTGACCATGAGGTCGCCGGGTGTGGCGACCCGCGGCAACGTCGTGAAGATGCCTGGCCCGCGGTCGCTGAAAACGGGGGCGTCGGCCACAAACTGAAACGCCTCGGCGTCGGCGTTTCCCTCAACCTCGTACCTCATGGGATCACCTTGTTCCGTTCAAAGTTGGTGCCGGTCGCTGTCGTCCCGAAGAAGGTGACGTTACCGGCGAGCCGGTCGCCGTTCGGGAACGAGAACCCCAAACCGGCGATGACGATACCCATGCGACCGTCGCGCATCTGAGCGGCCGTCTGTGAACTGCCTGGAGGCACCCCGTCCGTCACCCAAACTGTCATCGGAACCTGCTTGCGCGAGTCGTGCGGCGGGTCGGGTTGCCACGACGGGTTCGGGATGCGCTGCACGTTCGTCCATGACCACGCCGGATCAAAGATGTTCGGCTTCACACCCTTGACGTACAGCGTTATCAGTTGGACTCGCGACGGGTCATCGACGTTCTCGCCGGAAAGGGTGTGGTCGCCTAACGGCGGCGGCTGTTTGACGACGTGCATCTTCATGTTCGTGATCTTCGTCCCGATGAACCCTCCCGGCGCTCCGTTGGCGTCTACCAAGTAGCGGCCGTCGTAGGTGATCGCCGGGGTGGTCGGCCAGGCGTCGCCTGTCGAGTTTGGTCCTGGCGGTTTGATGAGCGGAACAGTCATCTGGAGCACGTCGCTCGGCGGCCGTGTGCCCGATGGAACGTCAGGTGTCGTGCCGAGGTTCACGTTCTCTTTGATTTCGATTTTGGCGGGGTGTCCGGTCCTGATTTTCAGGCGGGGACCCCAATCGGTTGTTCCGCTATATCGGATCGCGTACGAGTAGTCGTGGTCGAGGTCGAGGTCGTCGTTGTGGATCGTCGCTGACTGGTTGGATCGGACTATGGCGAGCGTCCCGGTGAGAGAATCGGCCCGACCCACGTCGTAGCGCGCTCCCTGAGTGTGCGCCCATTTGATCCCTGTCGGCGCTGACGTGGCCCCGGCCGGTAGACCGCCCTCCCACGCCGACTGACGGCCGATCGACGGTTTGGGGGGCACAGGATGCGGTGTATGCAGGATGACGGTGTTCGACTCGCTGTTCGGCGGTTTCGGCTCATACACGCCGAGCCGGTACTGACGGCCTTCCAGCAACCGATCGAGGCTGAACACCCCGGTCGCTTTCCACGCCCCGGCCGAACCCGACACGTCGATCGACGTGAACGAAACAGCCTCCCTCGTCACGAGGTCAGAGTGGACCGCGAACGCCCGCAGGTTGTCCGGTGTCGGCGTCTGCTGAGCATTCGACGTGAACGACAGGTAGACGAGCCGGGCCGCCTCATCAATCGAGGTTGCTGTCAGCCCTGCGCCGGCCGCACTCCCCTCGGGTGAAACGACATAGACGTGGACCGATGGGTCGGTCGGTTTCGGTGGCGCAATCTCGATGTCGAGCACGTCGGCCACGAGCGGAGACAAGATGATCGTCGTGTCCCAACGCACCTGACCGTCGACATCGCTGCCGTCCGGCGTCAGCCGATACTCGAAACCCTCTACGAGCGAATCTATTTCGATACGTCGACCGTTCGGCCCGATCGCGGTGCCCTGCCCCGAATGCAACAGGTTGCGAATCGTCAAAACGTGGTCCTGCATTCGCAGCACCATCAACGCGTCGAACTGCCGCTCATCGAAATGCGGGAACAGTCTGAGACGAGACACCTCCAGTTTCGGTTCGGCCAACTGCTGCATCATCGTCTGAGCGACATAGGACGCCTGGTTGTCGTTCGAGAACCGGAGGTCGGTTATCTCGATCACCTTATGACGGGTCGCCTCCGACGAATGGACCTGAGCTTTCGCCTCGGTCCACGGTGGCGGTATCTCGTTGCCCTCGGCGTCCCGTTCCGTAGGTGGCCGCCTGTTGGCAACTGCCAACGTCGAGGGCCGTTCATAGCCGATGTATTGCCATTGGATATCGACGTACTCGTGAGTGCCGGACTCCAGAATGCAGTTGTCGGAGAACACCGGCACCTCACCCTGAGCGCGTCGACTCGTACCCGACTGCGCCCGGTCGAGCGGCCCACTCACCAAACGCCAATCGGAGGCAGTCGTCGGATCGGCAGTCATCGGGGTCGCCTCACCGAACGCTGCGAGCACCGACTCAAATCTGGACGGCCCGAGATAGACGTAGCTGTCGTCGGGCGCGAGCACGTCAACCCCCGGTATCGGTGAGATGGGTTCATGGAACAAGACACCGTTGCCCGACAGGGCCGTCTTGTGGATTTCATCGAGCACACGAGTCCGGTCCAGCAACGGCGAGATGCACGTCACGTCACGGTCAGCGTCAGCGTAGAACGGGACACCGCGCTGCCCGGCCCGAGTCAGCAGTTGCTCCAACCGTTTCGGAATCGACTGTCCGGCAGCACCGGGAACCCACTCAAACTCACTTCCCTGTTCCGACATGAACGCCAACGCGTCGACGCAAACGATCACGATTTCGTCGGTTACAGCCGTCCAGTTTTCTTCCCACTGTTCGACGTAGAAACCGCCGATGCAATAGTCGACGTTTTTCCAGTTGGCGCGCACACGGATATACGTGTTTTCGTTGATGAGTGCCAAGTTCAGATCGGGGTCGAACTGCGAATACCGGCCTGACTCGTTGTTCAACGTGAGCACCAGTTCGCCCGCGTTGATCCGGTTCATCCACGCCTGCGGCCCGCCAGCCGTTCGACCGCGCCGGACACGCGCCGCCTGGATATCGCACGTCATATCAAACCATTCGGCTGACGCGCCGATCCCGTTCAAAGCCTCGATCGTGACGATCGGGCCGACCGATTTGTAACGGCTCATGCGACCGGTGCCCCAATCGTGCCGTGTCGTCTCTGCCAGCGTTGGACAGCGGCGACAACCGTGTCCGAATCCGATCCGACCGGCTGCGTGATATTGAACGTCGTATTTTGCATGATCGGCTGCGAGCTAGTGGCGCTGATAGGCACGTCAGAACCCCCAGACCCGCCGCCTCGGGGCGGTGCCTTGCCCATGACGACAGGTATCACGATCGGGTTGTTGCCCTCACGGATGCGAACCGACTGAATCTCTGATTCCAGTTCGTCGGTGTTGGCCTGGACACGGCCGATCCAGTCGGCTTCGGTGATCGAGTCAACGACGAACGCATCGACCGAATCTTTCGCTTCGTCGGTGAGTAGCTGCAACGTCAGATCAGCAACGAAGTCCTCATCTTCCAGCTTTCCTTTTTCGGCTGCGATCGAGGCTGCGTCCAGCAGAATCTCGACACGTTTCTCGGCGTCGACACCGGCCAAAACGGTTTCGATATCTCCCCGTTCAAGCGCGGTCCGATCAAGAGCCATACCGATGATGACTTCACTGGCCGAACCCTCCCCGATCATCGCCTCAATCTTCGCTCGGACCGCTTCTTCGCCGGACGCTGTTATCAGCAGATCAACGTCCTGGCCGGTTATGTCGGCAATCATCTGATCGAGGGCGGTCGCCAACTCGGGGGATTCCCGTTTCAGTTGCTCGATCCAGCCGAGCATGAAGTCGATTCGATCCTCACCGATCAGCGGTGCCCCGGCTGCAAGCTCTTGTTCTTCTATGGCAGTTTCGAGCGCCGAACCGATCTGATCGTAAAGTCCGGCCTGAGCTTCCAGAAGCTCGATCGAATACTCGGTCGCTGTCTGACCGTCCTCGATCCCTCTGGCCCACAAAGCGTTCGCCTCTGCCTGCGCCTGAGTGATCTTCAACCGTTCAAGGTCGGCGTCACCGATTGACGAAAGCCGGTCGATCGCTCCGTCGGCCAACCCGTTCAAAGCATCATTGGCGTCGTCGGCCGATTCAGCGATGGTGTCGAGGCCGTCGCTGTACCCCTTGAACGCATCTGCCGCTTCCTTCGCTGCGTCGGCCGCATCCTCCAACGCCTTTTCCTGAGCGTTCAGAATGTTGTTGACAATCTCTGTCCCGTCAGCGACTTCTTCCTGCTCGACAGCGAGTTCGGCCAACCAACGCCGGAGGTCTACCGCCCCGATCCCAACAGACCCGAAGATGCCTCCAAGCTCGCCACCGGCTTCGGCGGCCTCGATCATCGACCCGGCAACAGCCGGAGCTTGGGTCGCCAACTCTTTGAACGCCGCCCCAATATCTTCGATGCCGTTGACGGCGGGCGGGTTGTTCCAGAACGAAAGGGAGTCGATGAACCCCTGATTGTTGAACACGAGGTCGCCCATGATCGTTGCGAGGTCATCGGCGGCCGCGGTGTAATCGTCGCCGCCCTGAACGAAGCGGTCCATCGCCTCGTTCAGATCCTTTTGTTTCTTGGCAGCTATCGCAGAGTTGACGGCGAACGCAGCGACCCCCGCCGCCAGACCGCCCATCGCTATTGCTGACAGCCCAGATTCCGATGCGAGTCGGGCGAGCTTGAAACGTTTGAGCGACGCTGCCGCCTTGTCGGTGGACACCCCGAACACGGCCATCGCGGACCGACCGGCGAACAGCAACGCTGCGATCCCGCCCAGCGTCCCGATGAGTCCACCCGACGCGTCGTTGAGTGTCGTGAACCCTTTTATCAGCGGAATCATCGAGTTCATTGCCGACGTGATCGCAGGCTCGAAACCTTTGCCGATCGAGTTGGAAGCGTTGTCGATCGTCCCCCTCAAACGGATCAGGGTCCCCTGGAACTGTTGCGACTCGCGGTTCCACTGGCCCTGGAAGTCAGCCGACTTTTTGTAGAGCAACGAGATGAACGCCGCAGCACGCTGTTGCTGCGTCAGGACCCCGGTCACCTTTTCGCCTGTGATCGCAAGATATTCCTGCTTCAACGCCGTGTCGTTGATGACGACGTTGTAGCGACGAAGCGGCTCGACCGACGAACCCGAGAAACCCGACTGAATCGCTCCGATGGCTTGCTCGACATCGGTGTTGAACGCCGATGCGAGGTCGGCACCGAGCGCCACGATGTCCTGCGAGAAATCGGCTACGTCGGTGCCTGACAGCCCTGCGGCTTTGCCCAGCCCGGCGATGTAGGAGGTTGCTTTCAGGTAGGCGGTTTCACCGAGGCCGACCGCCTCGACAGAATCCTCCATCGCCGTCGTGATGATCCCGAGCGAATCACCGAACACGGCCGACGCCGTTTGCATTTGGTTGATGAACTCGCCGTAAGCGGTGACCGTCTTTTTCAGCCCGACGATGACCCCGGTGCCGAGGCCGACCGAACCGGCGAACTGGAACGCCGTGCGCGCCGAGTCCCTAAACTTGTCCATTTCCTTGCTGGCTTTTTTGGCGTCGCCTCCAGCTTTTTTGAGGCCGCTGTTGAGCTTGCTGGAATCGACCAGCAGTTGCAGCATCAACTGCTGAGTGAACCTGTTAGTCGCCATAGCGGTTTACCCCATCTGGCCGATCCACGCGGCCCTCTGTGCGGCCGTGGCTGCGTCACCTAACGTGACACGGCCCGGCGCTTCCACAATCGCCTCTGGAGCGACCTGAGCGGCCTCTACGACCGTCTCCGTCTCTGCCGGTGCGTCGTCTTGCTCGATCAGCGTGAAACCCTGCATGAGTTTCACCATCGGCTGCATCTGAATGAACGGCAGGACTTCATCGAGGTCCTTCCGCGTGCCCTTCGCCACGGCCACCGCGGTCCACGCGATCAGCGCAGACGGAGACGACATCGGATTGACCGCATCCCACCCCTCGGCCTCGATCAACATATTCACGATCGTCACCTCGGCAGCCGTCACCTGATCCTCTGCCAGCGTGCACTTTTCAAACTCGATCTTCCACATATCTCATCCCCTTCCAAGCGTCTTTATCATCGCATCGTAGAAAGCTTTGCGATGAATCTTCGTGATTGTTGGCTGAGTCGACTGGATCGCTCCAGCCCACGCCGCCACACGCGGCGACCCCTGGTGCATGTACGTCTCGCGATGGAACCCGCCGCCACGAAACTCCATCGACGGGAAATAGCGGGTCGCCGGAGTCAACGGTCGAGCATTCACGTCCGGTCGCGGCCCAATCGGGTGAGGTGCTGTCGGACCGCCCGAAATCGAGCTATCCACAATCTGCCACGGCCCCTTAGCCCGCCAAATGATCGCAGCGTCAGTCACGACCGTCTTGTTCACACCCAACGTGGCACCCTGCCGGGTGCCGTGCCCTGTGGCACGACCCAACCGGCTCAGATGACCGCCACCAGGGACCCGACGCCTAGCGTTCTCCAGAGCGTTATCCATCCGGTTGCCCGACTTTCGCATAGCGCGAATCTGCTCGCGGCGAATCGTCTTGTTCAGACCGTTCAGCCCGGCAGCGAACTCGCCCATACTGCGAACGACATGAGGCATACCGCGACCTCCCTAGAACGGGACGAACGACCCCACCCCCAGCGCGGCGCGAGGGGTGGGGTCGAACGACTTAGCTGGCAGCGCCGACGACCCAAGCGCTCGACGCGTAATGCGCCTTGCTTGCGTCACCGAGGATGACATACTGCCCGGCCGTGAAGTCGCTTGCCGGAGCCGACGAACCTCCGTCACCGTAAACGGCGTCAGCTTTCAGCGTTGCCAAATCTGCCGCTGGCGTCGTCGCCCCGAACGTCGCACCGGTGAGGTTCAACGGATCAGCGTCGGGCCGAATCGAGACACCCGAGGGGTCTTTGATATCGGGGTAACCCTGAATGTTGAGCGTCACGTCGGCCGTCAAAGGCTCGCCGGGTGCCCCGCCGAACGCTCCAGCCTGAGCAATGATCTGACCGGTTGCGACCGGATTGTCATTGCCCTTCATGTAGAGCGCGAAGCATTTGGTCAGCGCGTCATTCTTGAACAACCAAGCCGACAGCCCTGCGGCTGCGGTCCAGTCCTGCAGGAAAGACAGATCGAGGGCGAAGCTCGACGCCACCGGAACACTCGCCTCGGACGCCGGTTGGCAATACGTGGCGGGGACGGTTGTGGTTGTCGTGTTCGATGACGATGTGATCGCCGCCGAGGTCACCTGGCATGAAAAGTCGGTGAGCGTGGTGGGGTCCAACGGTGTGCCCGCTGCGGGGCAGTCGCCAAACCTCACCTCCGCTTTTTCGACCTGGATTACTGTTGCAGTCATAGTGATGCGCCTCCCTTTAGGCGTCGATTTCGATGTTGAAGGTGACCCCAACGGAGTCGCCAATGTCGTTCAATGGACTGGTGGTGAGCACCGCGAGCCGATACCACGGATCTTCGTCCTGCAAATCATCTTCCAACGCCAACAGGACGCTGCGCGTCGTGTCGGTCGAAAGGTATTCCCCTAGTTGGTCGATCGCGTCCACCACGTCACCCCGACCGATCAGCACGTCCACCTCGACGGCCAAACGAGTTATCTCGCGGGCGTAGTCGAGGTGGTAAAGCTCCACGGTTGGAAGGTGAACGAGTGCACACGGAAAGACGGGTTCGGGGACCGGAAGTTCGTAGGCGACATCGACTATCCGGCCCATGCGGACCGCCAGCCGTTTTTGCACCTTACGAAGATTCACGCGAAGTCGTACCTCAAATAGCGGATCAACAGATCCTCAACGTCGGGGTCGAGGGTGGGGACCCTGGCAATGCCGATATCCCCAAATCCCTCATACCCCGACACCGAGTAGCGACGGCGGTAAAGCCGTGCGGCGGTCATGAGCACCCCTTGTCTCGCCACGTCGGGAAGTGGACCGGGCGCGAAGATGCAACGCTCATAGACCCGTTCGATGGCCGCCTTGAGAGCGTCATCGAGTTGGCCGCTGTCCACTAGCCCGTTGATCTGCGCCCCGAGATATTCGCGGAGGTCGTCCGCGTCGGGTAGATCAGTGGCGGTTACAGGGGTGCTCATGGCTCAATCCCAACTCAGGTGTAGACGATCTGGACGGCTGCGCCGTCATCCATCGCGACGGTTGTGACGAGTCCCGAGTAGGAGACTACGCGGCCTGCGCGCTCCGGCTCGATGACCTGGAGGACGCCAAGGCGACGCTCGAAGAACTCGATTGAGTCCCCGGCGTACACGTTCAGCATCCCGTTGGAGAAGCCCGGCGAAACCGTCATGCGGAGGCCGGTCATGCCGCCCGAGAACGAGTCGGCTGGCATCTGAGCGTTGGCGTTGTTCGGCCCGATTACCGGGAACAGCGGACGCTTGTTGCCGTCAACCATTCCACCGATCTTCGCCCAGGTGTCGACGGCCATGCCGATGTCCGAAGGCATCCGGCCGGTCGCCCCGTAAACCTTCGCGGCAGCCGTAAAGATTTGAGCGTTGATCGTGTCCGGCCCGAGGGCCACGGTGGTCAGCTTGCTCACAATCGCGGCACGCTCGACCTCGGCGCAGGCGTTGGCCTCCGACTGGATCGCGTACTCGTCTGCGAGGTCGCTGACGATCATGTCGAGCAGACCGGGTGAAAGCATTTCTGCCCACAGGGAAACGTCAACGACGCCGCCCATCGCGATCGGCTCGATGTCGACGCGAGCAAGCTTCATCTCGCGAGAGACAAACGCCTTCTTTTCGTCGGTGGTCGCAGCGTTGGTCTTGATCGACCCGAGCTTGCCAGCGACGCCCTGCTTGTCGACGTTCGTGTGCTGAACGACTTTCGGGCGGAACATGAGCGCCGCCGTGATCGCACGGTTGACGAGCGTGCCGACTACGCGGCGTCGAGCGTCGATCGCTGACCAAATCGGGCCGATGATCGGCTCGGGGACGACACCAACGAGGTCGGCCAGGGTTACGTCCTGAACGGTGGCCCCGTTGATCGTGGTCGCACGAGTGATCCGGCTGCGGGCATCGAGGTCGGCACCGGGTCCGTATGCGCGGAGAGCGTCATACAGGTAGTCGCCAGCCGACCCGTAGGTCGCGGCGAGCATCGCCGGGCCTTCGGAGCGTTGAAGCTCTTGACGGTTGCCATCTTCCACCGAGCCGAACAGCCCAGCGGTTGCTTCCAGTGAACGTTCCACTTCCACCAGTTGCTCGATGCGAGGCTTGAGGTCATCAAGCTGCGCTGTCAAAGCGGTGAAGTTGGAACGCTCTACGTCGTTCATGTCACGATTCGCTTGTGCAGCAGAATCAGTGATCGCGGTCATTGAGTTGGCGGTTTCGTCCCATTGGACGCGCAAGTTGTCGAGCAAGGTGCTCATCGAACCTGTCCTTTCGAGGGTAGGTGCGAGGCTTCTTGACGGTGCTGCGGACGTGTGCGAGCGGGGTGCTACCCGGTGCGGGACGGTGCTGCGAACGGCATTCTGATTCGCTTGGTTGTTGCCGCCACCTTACGCATGTTTTGGCGGGGACGCACGATTGGTCGTCGTGCGCTCGACGATCGGTGCGTTATTCGTGACCCTGGCGTTGCCGACGATGTAGCCGACCAGCAAGGTCAGCACCGGCACCCCGAGCACCGGGTCGAGGCCCAACACGAGAGCAACGATCACCGCGAGCGCGATCACGGCGACCAGGACCAGTTTCAACTTGTCGTACGTCATGCGGTATCCCTGTCAGGCATCTATGCCCCTTCTACGGACGGCGATCATGGTGCGACCTGGACGTAAAGCGAGATGACGTCACCGACGCGGCTCCCGGTTGACGCCTCGGTCCGCTTGCCGGACAGATCGTACACCTCGTTCACGGCCGTCACGTCAGCAGTCAACGTCAGCGTTGTTCGCCACCCGATACCTTCAACGAACGTCCAGATAGCGCCCGTCTTGAAAGCGTTGGCTCCAGCGATCGCCGCTATCGAATCGTTCCCGCTGATGTCGTGATCGTTGACCCTCTCGAAATGCAGGGTCACATCACCGTGGGTTGTGGCCGGGGCATCAAAGGCGATGACCTTCCACCCGCCCGAGCCAATCCGGTCGCCAGGTATCGGGTCCGGCGCTCGATGGTTCCAGACCACGCAGTTATCACCGATGACTGCGGGCCTGCCGAAATGCTCGTGGGTGCCGACGAGGTGGATCACGCTACTGCTGTCCATCGTTGCGGGTTGGGTGAGCGTCACCACATGCCGCCACTCGTCGTGCAAACCGGCGAACGTGACGATCGACCCGGCGTGCCCCAACGATGCGACCGAGAGGTCGTAATCGTCATCGGAGTCGTATTCGTAGAGCGCATCGAACGAAATCGACAGATCGCCCGCGTTGTCGCTTGCGGTTTGAACGACGTACCACCCGTTATCGCCGTTGTCGGACCCGGCAGGGTCGTGAGACGGCACTGGCGGATTCCCCGATGGCTGGCCGTACAACGCGTCACCGGCCGCCTGGATCGCCTCGGTGCGATCGCGGGCCGCATCGCGTTCCGCGACCATCGGGGCGGCCTCGTTTTGGGCGTCCTCCCAAACCTCATCATTGGTCCCTGGATAATCAGGCATCTATGCCCCTTCTACGGACATGCAGACCATCGTCCGAAACGTATGCGGTCGTGTTCCGGCCCCACGGATGAAACTGGTGCCAGTCAAGAATCGGAATCTCATAGATCGAGTGGACGCACGCAATCGCGATCGGATCAGACTCGGGCGCTTTCCGGTCGGTGTGCCGGGCGGTCGCCCACGCTGTCGCGTTGGAAGCGTCGATCGGCTGGACACCGTTCGGGGTGTGCTGCGGATCGGGGATGGTCGGCGGCCACGGCCCGCCACAATCGGACGGGTCGCTCACGGCCGCAGAATCCACGACAGGACCATGACGCCCGCGGCGAGCGCAAACCAGTAGACGGCGGTCCTCACGGCGCGGTCCCGGTTTTGATATCGGATATCAGCCATTCCTGGCCTGCGACCGTCGTGCGAGCGACGGTGAGGTAGGTGCCGTGCGGTTCCGCCAACCACTTTTTGAGCACCCCGACCGTGACGCCGCGAACGCTCGTGGCGAGATGGGCGAGGTCAGCGCCGGGCTGCCCGTTCGGGTCGGACCCGATGACCCAAACCGGAGCTACGTCGGGGTCTGTGATATCGGCCTCGGACTTGCCTGCGATGTACCCGTCGACCAACCAAACATGCGGCTGCCCGTCGTACGGGTCCACGAGCACGTTGCTGACCTGATCGTCGGACAGCATGAGCGTCAGGAACGAACCCGAGTACGTCGGATCGGCTAACGGATGGAACGCCTGCGTCGGGTTGACGGGGGGTGCGCCACCGGCCGATTCGAGGGCGAGTAGCCGACCCTCCAATCCTCGAATGTGATCGACCAGGCTGCCCGCTGTGATGTGGTGCACGTCACCAATCTCGGCAATGATCTTGGCGAACTCGGTGAGGCTGGCGGGGTAGCTGATATCGGCCCATTTGGTTACGTCGGTGCCAGGCTCCACACCTGTCAGGGCATCGACACTGGCCGTCCAAAGCTTCCCGGCGTGACGGACCACCTCACCCGCCGAATACGTCCCTGTCGGCTCATACACATCTGGCGTATCGCCCAGAAAATCGTTCCACCGATACTCCAGTTCTGTCGCCTGCAACTCGACAGCGTTGATGGTGTCGCTCAGCACCGTGACCGCCTGAGTGACCTGCCCCGCGAACTTGTCGAGCACCAACTCGTCCCAAATCCCTGGCGCAGCGCCCGGCACAGCACCGGGAGACACCGGGGCGACTGCCCACCACGCCTTACCGTTGTGTGACACCTGTGAGCCGGGGGCGTACGCCTTGTCGGTCCACGGCGTCATTGCGCCTATGTCGATCCCGCCGCCGCCTGGTAGCCCCTGTGGGCCTGTAGCGCCCGCAGGACCGGCAGGACCGGCCCCGCCCGGCCCACCGTGCCCGCCACCGACCTTGATGACAACGCCTTTACTGGTGACGATCCTTGTCATGGCTTCGTTATCTCCGGTTCAACATAGAGAACCCCGGCCACCCACGTCCGCAAGATCCCGTCGTGGGTCGATTGGAGGTCATAGCGGTAGGTGCGCTCCATCATCTCCGTGACGATCCCGTCGAGACGCAACGTGACGATTCCGCCGACATCGTTCACGACGGCAACGTGAACAGGTATCGGCGGCTCGACACCGGCAGACCGACGAACCTCCATGCCGAACTGGTGATCGGTGAGGTCAAACGGCGAACCGTCATCGTTCTCGAACAACCATTCGTCCACGAAGTCGTCACCGGCACGAATGTCGATGTCCAGACCCGCAGGGGTCTTATCGAGCGCCTCGGTTGGGGTCCTACTCATCGCGGATCAGGTGTGGGCGGGGGCGGCTTTGGGGACGCCGTAAAGCGCGTCGCCGTCCACAAAGAGCTTCATGGTCGCCGCACGCGAAGCTGCGCGCTCGGTCACGGTCACTCGTTGCTGAGTTTGAGCCTCGGCCCAAACCTCGGCATTCGTTTTTGGTGCTGCGGCCATCATCGGCTCCTGTCAGTTATGGACGCTCAAGAGCGTCGATGGTTTGCCGCGCTTCATCCAGGTTAGGTGTTTCGTCCTCGTCTGGATCGTTTTCGTTGTTCTCCGGCTCGGTGATAGCCCGAATCGCAAGCACCTCACCGTCACCGATCTGGGCGTGAGCCGTCAAACTCAACTCGTTCAGTTTCGCCTCGACCCGCTCGACGCCTTCGCCACGAAATATCTCGTTGACGATCGGACTGGCCCCAAGCGACACGCCGAGCACCGCGCCCATCTCGATCAACTCCAGCATCTCGTCGCCGCGTTCACCGCGCACGATCGGAGCGTTGAACATGAGGTCGGCTTTCGTGTCGGAAAGCTGCGCCACACCAAACGGCAGTTCATCGCGGCGATGATGGAAATGCAACGGGATCGCACCCGACTTATGAGAGATGGATCGGGAGAACACACCGGCCCTCCAAACCTCGTGGTAGAAGCTGCGCCCGCCGTCGTCGGACACCTCATATGGCACCCCGTATCGGATGGCCCGACCGACGAGGATGCGTCCACCGGATGCGTCTGCGCGTTTGATTTCGCAGTCGTCAATCAGCCTGGTGATTCTTTCGTTGTTCATGCTGCTCCCACTTCACTGACCGCGCCTGCCGGTAGCGACACGTTGACTGATTCGATGCTGTCGGTGTCCCCGCCGTGCGGCGGTACACCTTCTTCGATCGGGCCGAGGTTTTCGAGGGCGCGGACTTCTTCGATTGTGAGCCATCCACCGTCGAGCGCCGTCTCATATGCCGCGTACCGTTCTTTGAGAGTTGTTCGGAGCAACGGGGCGAAGTCGAACTTCGCGAGATGGTGGCGTGGCAGCACCCGGCCGAGCGCCGCCTCGATTCGTGAGGTCCACGGCACCATCGACATGCGTTGCAGATCGACGTAGGTGGATTCAAGGTTGGAATATGTGAGGGACTGGCCCGATGCCGACAAGGTGAGGATGCGAGGGTCGATCCCAAACCACCAGCAAATCTCGGCCGCCTGCAACTGTTTCGACTCAAGAAACTGTGTGTCCTCCGGCGACCACGCCATCGGCTGCACGTCCATCGAGGACGGGATCACCGCGGGAGCACGATTGCCCCAACCGTGACGCGCCATCCACCTTTGCTGAATGTCGGTCGCCTGCGACTCGCTGATTTCCGGCCGGTTCACTTTGATGATTGCCGGAGGCACCGATGACTGCTGGAAGTTCGCCCCCTGATATCGGTCGATGTCTGCCGCCGTCTGAATACCTTGACGCATGGCTGTCACAACGCCGATACCGCGCACCCCACCGACCGGGGTGTAGCCGCGAATGTGCAACATTTCGATCGGGGCGCGACTGCCGCCGATGTAGTAGGCGGGGACACCCCTGATTATCTCGATTTCAACGTCGTCGGGATGAACGATCGGAAGCTGCCTCGGGTAGCCGGTGCGAGGGTCGGGGTCGTACGGGACCAGGAACGCGTTGCCGTGCATGACGAGCGACGACACGACCATCGCGCGCCACTCGACCGGGGTCATAATCGGCCAGGGGTCGGCCAGGACTCTCGGGGACTCGATGCGTTTGTCGGCTTGCCGGTCGTCGTAGGCGAATACTTCCAGAGCGCCGATGCCATCCGACAAGATGTGTTCGCAACGCCATGCCGCAGATCGAGCCATAAGCGACGATTCGCCGCCCTCGGTCACCATCGGGCCACCAGGCACCGTAGGGGGCGGAAACGCCGATCCAGGCACGCCTGCGGAGGCTAGGGCGGCTGTTACCGGCGTGCTCAGAGCGCCCTGGCCCCATTGCAAGCCGGTGGTCCCCAAACTGGCCGCACTCCCCAAATACGGGGCGGGACTACTCGCCCTCTGTATCGCTCGGCCTAGACCCACGCTCTGCCTCCATGTCGTCGTCACCCATCTCGCTGACTGTTCCGAATATCAACAAGCCAAAACCACCGGAAAGGAGCGCCGCGGGAACGCCCCACGCCAAACCGAAACCGGTGACGAGGGCGATGAATCCGATGATCTGAAATGTTATTGCGAGCCTCATGGTAGTCAGTAAACCCACAGGCTTCCGTTTTCCCGGTCCCCGACCACTCCCCAGCACGCCAAAGTCGCGCACACCAGCGGCGAAATGTCGTTCGCCAACGTTGAACGGACCCATGTGAACGAATCGCCTTTGATCCGCTTCGCCGCACCCGCGACAGCCTCATCGAGCGAGTTGGTCGGACGAACATGAATCCCTCGATTCTCGATCAGATCAAAGAACGCCCCGCACGCCTTCGCGAACTCTTGACCGCCAATGACTTTCACCGGCAAACCGCAACGTTCCATCTCGGGGATCATGCTGCCAGCCGGACCCATCCCATCCACCAGGATCGCCATAGGGTTGTGCCGGTCGCGCAACGCCTCCAACCGGGGGACAATCCAGCCCGTCGATTCTTCACGGTCGATCTGTTCCAAATCGAGGCTCCCGTCCGACCGGCCCGACGCCGCCGAAATGACCCCGCTCGTCCTATCCGGTGTCACGTCGACAGCGAGCACCATCGTCTGCCCAATCTCGCCGTGAGTGTCACGACACTCGATCCATTTCGCCCAGTCAATGATCGTCTCTTGAATCCCGGTCCACTGATTTCCGAACGCCCGACGAAACTCGCCTTCGCTCATCGTCTCGGCAGCGTGCCGGATAGCCATGATCGTCTGAGTGTGGCCGAGGGCGGGCATGAACTCCCACCAGGCGTCCTCGTCATACGGGTCCGCTTCGTCAGGTATCGACCACTCGAAATAGCAGGACGTTCCGACCTTGCCGTCGCTGGAGCGTTCGCGCCCATGATCCACTTTGCGCTTCCAGTAGATCGACTCGTCAGTCCCCGCCGTCGAGGTCACGACAAGCTGAGCGTTCGGCCGGGTAATCATGGCCGGGATGACAGCCTGCTCGCGCCGGTCATCAAAGTCGTGCATCGCTTCGTCAATGATTGCTTCGTCAATCGTCCGGCCGTGACCGGCGCTCTTTGTCGAACGCATGATTTCGAGCGTCGAACCCGTCTTGAACTTGATCCGTTCCGCACCGGCCGAACGTCGCAACCCCTTCGTAGCGATTGCCGCTGCAAGCGGCGAATCCTCGATTACGGGGTGCCAGTCGTCAAGAAGCTTTCTCGCGGCGTCTGTGCCCGTCTGCATCGAGTAGACGGCGTTTTGGCGGCTCCCCATCAAGATCATCCGATGCAACAACTTGACGAGAGTGATTACCGACTTCCCTGACTGACGCGGAGTGCCGTACGCGATTTCTCGATACAGGTAACGCCGGTCGAGCGGATAATCGGAGTCGGTTTCGTACTCCAGTGCAACGTCGAGCACCTGCCGCTGCCACGGCAACAACGGGGTGCCGAGGGCGGCCCCGATACGCGCCGCCTCGTCGCCTGCCGTCTGGCAGTCCTGGCGTGCCGTAGCGAACCGCGGTTTCGCCGCGTGCTTCGGTTTTGTTGCCACGGTCACTCAGGCGGCCTCTCAGTTGCCACCAGTTCAACGAACTCAGCGTCGAGGTCCGTTACCGCCTCATACACCTCGGGGGGCGCTAGAAGCGAAATGTGCAAAACGGTCATCCCGTCCGACCGGCACTCCAACGCGACAGCGACAGCCCGACCAGGGTCCACCCCGGCAATCTCACACAACCGCTGCCCGACCACCTGGCCGTTCACCATCGCCACACCTTCGTCTGGCCGCGCCTCGTCTGTCATTTCTTGCTCCCTTTCGACAATGCTTTCGCCAACGCATCAAACGGATCTTCCGATTCGGAACCGTCCAACGCCGGAATCTCCGGCTGCGCGATCCAGCCGCGCAATTCTTTCAACTCTGCGATGTACGTGTTCGCCAACTTCACGAACGTCCCGGCGTCAGTCACCCGATCCAACAGTTCGGCCGTCGCCCGACACAACGCCACGATCGCCGCAGCCTCGAAATCGAACTCCAACGAATCCAGGGTCGTCTGTAACGCCCCCAGACACGGCCCTGGTGGATCAGATTCGGGAGGTATAGGCATCAGTGCGGGTGACGGTCCTGAGCGGCCAGATACTCCCTGACAGCGGTGAACGCCTCATCGGTTTTCGGCCCATACATGCCGTCAGCGGTGACGTGCAGAATGTTCTTCTGGAACGACTTGAGCGACGTTTCCGTCCGCGCCCCGAACGTCCCGTCGACACCGTGCGGGTCCCTCACATCGGACGAATCAGCGATGTGCCACTGGTGCAAATGATTCTGCAACTTCCGAACCTCTTGCCCGGTGTCGCCTTTCTTCAACGTCGGATCGGGAATGTCATCGAGGTTGTCGGGCTGGACCCAATGATGATGAGATGCTGGCAGGGACCAATGACGCGGCTCGGGCGAACCGGCGCGACGCCACTGAGTCACCGAATGCGGAATCTCGATCGGCTGAATATGCCACGGCTCCCTGTTGACATGAGTGAACGTCACGAACCCGTAGCCGTGAGCGTGAGCCTCGACCCACGCCAAATCCCCCACGAGGTCGATCGCCATAGCTTCGCCGTGGTCGATCGGTTCGTGGAAGCTGTGCCCTGGAGGTGCGGCCGGTGCGCCGTGCACCCGATGCCACCTCTTGCCCTGCCAGAAAGTCGGACCCCAACCACTCGCATACCGATCGCGAAATGTGTGTTCCTGCACCGCGGACGACCGTTCGGCGGTCCCCACCCCAACGTGCCCCTCTGCGGCGACTAGAAGCGCCATGAGACGCCTCTGGACCTCGGGGTGGAGGTTGGTGAACGTTGAATGCGTTGCCAACTGTGCGGGTGTTACTCGGGTCCGTCCGTAACCGAACGGCATCGTCATTACCATGTTGTCATCTCCCTGGTCACCACGCGCGCGACCATCTGTGGATTTTCTGTTTCATCGCTTTCGATCCCAACTGTGCACCGAGCCGACTATTGCACGCGTAGCACGCGCCTCGCAGGTTTGACTCGTCCATCGCTGCGCCGCCCTCGGCCAGAGCATGAATGTGATCGACGGTCGTAGCTCGACCTTCGCACGTCCCCGGTATCCGAATCTGGCACTCATAGTTGTCCCGAGCGAGAACGCGCTTCCGCACCTCTCTCCATGCGGGGCTTCCCCTGAAAGCGCGGTGGTGAACACTCATTTCGCGACATTCTGCATTCAAACTGATTGCATTTGCAACTTGTCGGACGGTTGGTGCGGCTCCGATCACCCGCTATCTTGCCTCTCCCATGAAACGCACACCTCCGGCACGGCCAGCCGTCGAGACAGCGCCCCATTTCCATGAGAAAACCAACATTTTCTCGAGATTTTTCATGTTTGAGGTTGTTACGAGCAAAGAGCGCCCCT